ACCTTTGAGCGATACTTCACATACAGCTCTTCGAAGACTCCATCGTAGTCGTCGGCATTCTCCATCACACTTTCAGACCAACCTTCAAGTTGAATCTCAAAAGGGTTGTACCTCTTGTTAAGAAATTCCAGACCGGTCACACAAGCAATAAGCATACGCCTCGAAAAACGAATAGATTGCTCAACATCTATACTGTACGTAATACGCTTTACCTCTGACCTAAGTTCATCTATATTGGAATAAGCGTTCAGTCTCTTATTGACAGTAAAACCTTTCTTTTCCAGTCGGCCGAGTTTGTTAATGAGATCGGCCTTCTCTTCATCGATTGAGGTGTATCCCTTAGAGGGTTGCTCCTCCTCTTGCATCATAGACGGACCCGGACCCGAGTCATCATAAAAGTCTTCACCGTAATCTATCTCCTCATTTGGATCATTCATCTGAGGAGCAGTCTGCTTGTTGGGATTTACAAAAGCATCCATAGCCTCCTGATGTTGTTGTGGGGGAGGCTGCCTCATATGATGAGTTGGTCGAGGAACGGGCTTTGGACGAGGTACAGAGATTTCAATCTCGTCCATGAGAGCCTGCTCATCGGCATCAAGTTTCATCACACCAGTGTTTCCGCGATCGAGTACGATTTCCTCGTCCATCTACTCTCTAATTGGAAACTAAAAAAATATCTTTAACGCGCTTTATAAAAAATATATGTACATAGTAAATGTTCAACCTTAATAAGGCGAACCGAAACGCCCTCACTTCCATATCTGTGCTCCTGGCCATTATTTTTGTCCTCATGGCGACTCGTGGTGAGTCGTACCAGCCCAGGCCAATCAAAATTAACCCTGTTCGTGAGGGTTCCATCCATGATCTTGAGAACAAGGTTGAGTGCACCCCTGGTCGCAAAGAGGGTAGCGCTTATACCAAGTCTCTCACCCCCGGTGGTCTCTGTGGCGCCCAACAACTCGTTGCTGATCTCGCGGGTTATGAAATTTCGGAGGGAATTGGTGGATCTTTAATCTAAGTTACTTATAAATGGCTCTCATCACTTCTCCGACTGAGACTATTCCTGATCTTAACTACGAATATCACACTGTGACAATCGATTCTATTGGACAAAGTAGTGCGAATACATTTACATGCTATTTGCAACAGCCGCTTAAAAATATTGTTCAGGCCAGGCTTCTCGCTGCTCGTATAAGTACGACTGCTGCGACAGAACACTGCTATGTCTCCATAAAAGAACTCGATTCCATATTTTCCGATCGAGCCTCTAATGAGTATGAAGGTCAAGCCTCTATGAGTATGATTCGCGGATCTTTCGCGAGTATTCTCTCTGATGGTGCGACAACTGTCTCATTTAAGGATAACTACCAGATCGCTACACAGTACATTGATCCTATTCGTCGTTTAGATCGTCTCACTGTGACCATCCGAAATCAAGATGGTTCCACTATTCCCGCCGGTTCTGGTGACAATTTTTTAGTTCTTCGTTTCGTGTGTAGAAAACCTAATATGTAATTTTCTTAACTTAAAGTAGTATACCATGTCTGCTGGTATTGTTCAATTGATCGCTATTGGTTCCCAGGATGAATATATCGTGGGTGACCCTGAAATCTCGTTCTTTAGTTCAACCTTCAAGCGACATGCTAATTTTTCACAATCCGTTGAAAAACAGACAATCCACGGAGCGGTGAAAAACAATTCAATGTCCAGCGTTCAATTTGAACGATCTGGTGATCTTCTCAGTTACGTCTATTTTACACTAGATGATACCACAAAAGCCCTTGATGTGCAGCGGTGGGATACTATCATTGATAAAGTAGAGTTATACATTGGTGGGTCTCTCATAGACACCCAAGATAGTATCTTTACCGAAAAGATTGCCATAGATACATTTGCGCAAAATGTCTCACGTTCTGCGAATGGTACTCACCCAGGTGTGAGTGCGAGGTCCTATTTTTACCCTTTACGCTTCTTCTTTTGTGAAGGGCCACAATGCGCTTTACCATTGGTTGCTTTAAACTATCACAATGTGGAAATACGTATTCATTGGGCTACCGCAGCTTCTAATTATAATATAGAGTGCCACGCGAACTATTATTATTTAGACAATGAAGAACGGGGTCAAATCGCTTCACGAACTCACGACCTTCTCATAACACAAGTACAAAAAACCATTGCATCGGGTACAAATGTTCAAGATTTATTCTTTAATCACCCAGTTAAATACTTGGCATCCTCTGACACTACAACTAATGGAGCCCTAACCTCACCAAGTAATAAAGTTAAACTCAATATTAATGGTTTTGATGTAAGTAACTTTAAGTGGGGTAAGCCACATTTCATAGATGTCATGAGTTACTATCATACAAATTTTGTAACTTCTCCCGATTTTTTCTTGTACTGTTTCTGTCTATCTACAAGTTCGTTACAACCGACTGGTACACTTAACTTCAGTCGTCTTAATTCAGCTAAGCTCATGAGTGAGTCACAACCTATAAATGACCCAATATACGCAGTGAACTACAATATCCTCCGTGTCCAGAATGGAATGGCCGCTTGTCTTTACGCAAATTAAAATGACATTCTATATTAAATGGTCAAGAACTTACCGACCGTGGAACGTTCCACGAAAATTAGGTTCGGTAAAAACTGTACCGATGACCAGGCGGAAAACACGATTGTGTTCAACGCGAGTGATGAAGTCATTGACGCATCCAAAACCGGTTCGGTATATATATCCCCATTGAATACACTCTCAGATATCAATGATAGAAGTGTTACTATGCTTACGTATAACACGACGACTAAAGAAATTTCAGACTCCGGTGTCGTCGCCGCAGATGTAATCATATTCGATTTAGATGATGCGGCAAAAAATGGTAACGTGACAACGACAACCTTGTCATTTAATAATACAGTGACTGCTTTCACAACCTCATCAAACGTGGGTATTTCAAATGGAGCACCTATACATACACTCGATGTAGGTACAAAGTTTTACGTTGATGAAAATGACTCAAATGTTCTCACAGTTATGGGTGATGCACATATAGATGGAAATTTACATGTGATGGGAACAATTACAAATATTAATACCGAAAATACAACCATCAAAGATGCCATATTGGAGATTGGTAAAGACAATGTTTCGTCGGATACCGGTATCATCATGGGTCACGATGGTTCAAATGTCGCCATCGGATATAGGGAGAGTGTAGATGAATTCGTATTGGGATATACCGATAGTAGTGCCTCCGGTGCCTATATCGTCCCAAAAACATCAGAATCTCTAGATGTCCATGTGTATGGTCGAGTATTAACTGAGTCAAATGTCGGTATATTGAATACATCACCCACACATACACTCGATGTGGGTTCGAATCTATATGTAGATGAGTTTGGATCAAATGTACTCTTCGTATCTGGTAACACATACATAGACAGTAACTTATCCGTTAATAAAATAATCACAGCAGAATCCGATTTATCAGTTGTTGAGAATGCCTATGTATCCAACAATTTAACAGTCACCGGTGGTGTGTTTGCCAATTCGAATTTGAGAGTGTCCGAAGATGCAACTATTGTAGGTAATGTGAGTGCTCAAACCGCCACATTCGAAGAGGTGATTATCACGGATACGGTAGATGCAACCTCTAATTCTACGGGTGCTCTCAGGGTTGCTGGTGGTATAAGTACTCAATCAAATCTGTTTGTAGATGGAGGTAATATTATAGTAAGAGATACATCAGATTTTGATAATCAATATACATCACATGGTCCCACCATTACTTTAGATAGAGACCGAAACGACGCCGATCACCTCGATCATCTTGGACAAATTTTATTCACCGGTAGGAATATCGCCGGTGAGAAAATTGATTTTGCTAGAATAGCGGGTGCAACAAATATGATAACTGATGGTGATGAAAAAGGTGCCATCGAATTCTCTGTCATAAAAGATGGAACACCAATGGGGGCATTGCCTTTAATGAGACTGTCACAGAATGAATTGGGTTTATTAAATGATACACGTCTCCGTTCGAATGGCTATGTTGCAATAGAGAATAACCTAGCTACTACAGACATATATCCAGAAGTTGGTGCACTTATGGTTGCTGGTGGTATAGCTGGTGCGTCAAACCTGAATGTTGGTGGTCTCGCGAAAATTTGGGACGCGACCAATTCCTCTTCAACATCTACAGGTTCTCTCAGGGTTGCTGGTGGTGTAGGTATTTCCAAAAAATTGTATGCACAAAGTGCAAACTTTGGAACCGTTGATAACCTCGATGTCACAGATACGACCGATTCTACATCTGTATCAACTGGTGCAGTAAAAATTGCTGGTGGTTTGGGTGTGACAAATAATGTACATGCGGCTCGCTTCATCGGTGATGGTTCCTTCCT